TTTCAAACTTATCAACCCTGTCCGATAGAAGACTGATATATGCGTAAGAAGTCAAAGCACCGAGAGCGGCGGATACACCCTGGTCAGCACCCTGTGTGATAAAATACGAAGCACTCAGGGCAGAGCCACATCCAGCTGTTGTCTTCTTGAGACTCTTCTTGAGATTCGTATATCCGACAAGATTGGAGGAGGCAATGGTAAAGGTCATTTTCTAATTTTCATTGTTAACAATACTTTATCTAACTTAAAAATTATAAACCATGATAATATATGCGGTGTCAGTTGTGTAGAAAGAAATGTGGTATTCCGATGGATTGCAATCACTGTAAGGGACAATTTTGTATAGGCTGTTCAAATCTCGAGAAGCATAAATGTTCCGGTCTTCGAGCTAAGATCGAGAAGGATAAGGAAACTCTGAGTAAACAAATCGCGTTCGAACCACCTCCAAAATGTTTGAAGATATAATAAACGCTTAAAGAATTGATGACCCGTGTATTCGGGCTGAGATGTCCGAGTGGTCTAAGGAGGACGACTTAAGATCGTTTGTGCTATGCACGCGCGGGTTCGAACCCCGCTCTCAGCATCCATAGGCTTGTAGTGAAACGGATATCACTTTGGACTTCTAATCCAACATTCCGGGTTCGATTCCCGGCAAGTCTGACATAAAGAATTAAATGTATTGTACATACAGTATGCAAATATTCGTCAAAACTCTCACTGGAAAAACCATTACACTAGAGGTTGAATCCTCGGACACAATCGATAATATCAAAGCAAAAATCCAAGACAAGGAGGGTATCCCACCCGATCAGCAAAGACTCATCTTCGCTGGTAAACAGTTAGAGGATGGAAGAACTCTATCTGACTACAATATTCAGAAAGAATCTACTCTACATCTCGTTCTTAGACTCAGGGGTGGGGGTAATGATGAATCCAAAACGGTAAAAAAGAAACGCGAACCCGGACCATATATGATTTTCTGTAAAAAAATGCGTCCTAAGGTTGTGAAGGAAAACCCTGAACTTACATTTGGTGAAGTTGGAAGAAAACTTGGTGAGATGTGGAGAGAACTCAGTGACGACGAGAAAAAAAAGTATACGAAATAAATATATGCTTGGGTTCGGCTTTCTGTTACGATTTGTACTGAAGGAGCGAATTAAAAGAGGTATATCACCCCGAGATTCAGTAACACGCTTAAGGGATACGTTCCATAAATAAGTAGATGTCTCTCAAAGTTAAGAAACTCACGTATGATGCTATTGTGCCTACTCGTGGTTCTGATGGTGCTGTTGGATATGATCTGTATAGCTCCGAAGATGCTATCGTTCCGAATCAGGCGGGGCGAGCTTTAGTAGGGACTGGTATCACAGTAGTGCTCCCCCCAGGGGTTTATGGACGGGTGGCTCCACGTTCTGGTCTCGCGGTGAAGCACTGCATCAACGTTGGTGCAGGAGTTATTGACCCAGATTACACCGGTGAAATTAAAGTCGTCCTATTTAACCATGGTTCGAACGACTTTGAAGTCAAGAAGGGTGATCGTATTGCTCAACTAGTTCTTGAACGTTGTGAGACTCCCCCGATCGAGGAGATTAACATCGTCGAGGATACCGAGAGGGGGTCAGGTGGTTTTGGATCTACAGGTCAATAAATTCGTCTTTACAAAACCATAAATCTTCTGGTGTGGGTAGAAACAGTATTCCATGACTCATAACCATCGATAATTTAGCTTTTGTGACAGTATTGTGAGTATATAGGATCCATCTTTCCCAATATTCTGCTCGGAAGAAATCTTCCCAATCTTCTTTAGAACTTTCCCCAACCCTCAACATTCCTCTATGTATCTCACACGGATCCGTCTCAATTCGCAGCTCCTTAGGAATAATAGCTCCCTTCCTAAGTAGTTGTGCACGCATCAAACGAGGATTTTTATGGTCTGGGTAGTGTTGGACACCTACCTCACCAAAGTCAATTGTCCTCTTGTTTGGTAAAGTTACTCTCAGTTTATGGGTCACGGATGGACTCGGGTGTAATACGACATGCATAGTACTCTCTCATATGAAAATTAATGGAGGATATAAACACATATATATATATTAAAAGGTAGACACTAAATTGAATATATGAGTCATCAGGATTGGACTCCCATAATCATTCATGGAAGATCAGCTCCCGTGAAACTGAATCCTCCTCAGAAACAGTACGAGCGCACGAAGGAACAGAAGCTTGAAGATGAGGAACTGGGTGTGCACAAGAAGGTGCCACTCTCCACGGCGAATATGATTCAGCAGGGGCGTATCGCTAAAGGTTTCAGGACACAAAAAGATTTAGCAGCGGCGATTGGTGTAAATGTGAGTATCATTAACTCATATGAATCGGGTCGAGCTATTCCAGACCACGCTATCCTCCAGAGGTTGAGAAGAGTATTGGGTGTGAAGTTAAAGTAATCCTTTGTAAGTGCCAGCGATGTAATAGACATCTTGGAACCCGAGTTCTTCCAGTTTCTCTGCCGCAAATCTGGCCCTCTGCCCAGTATTGCAGTAGACGAGTAAGCCTCTCTTGGGAAGTTCGGTGGTAGTCTTTTCACTGATCTTGTCGACTGGGATGTGAAGTGCTTTGGGATAGTGACCAACTCTCCATTCAGTGGCTGTGCGAACGTCGATAACTTTCTTTATTTTACCTTCCTTGATAAGTCTCTTGGCTTCAGAGGCAGATATAAGATTCTGTCCCATAAAAGTGTATATCAGTGCTGTGGTGAGTGTTCCAGCTACAAGTAGTGGTATCATTTACTATATCTTAGATTTGTTTAGCGTTAAATTTACATTTTTATAACCGCAACATAATTCAACTATGCACACCCTAGAGCTTTTCAAAGGCACTGGGAGTGTATCTAAAGTCTTAGAACCCGCGGGACATGATATAGTAAGTCTAGACATTCTCGAAAAATTTAAGCCAACTCACTTGTGTGATATACTCGACTTCGATTATAAACAGTATCCCCCAGGACACTTCGACGTCATATGGGCGTCCCCAGAGTGTAAGATATACTCACAACTCCAAACCACGAATGTGGGGCCAACCCGAAAGTTCAAGACGAAAGAGGAACTGGAATCTGTTCGTCGTGAGAATAGCAAGTATGTCGAGAGGGTGTTAGAGATTATCGAATACTTCAAACCGACTGAATGGTACATCGAAAACCCCTACTACTCGGCCATGAAGGATCTCCCGTGTATGCGTGAACTGAAATCGTATCGTTTCGACTATTGTCGCTTTGGTTTTGATTACAAGAAACCTACCCGTATATGGACGAATCGCACAGACCTGGAAAATCATGTCTGCAACTGTCCGAACAAGCAACACAGATATAGAATCGGTATCACAACCCCGGGTCAAATCTATAATGGTGGGCAGGTGGACAAGTCAAGCACACTGGACCGCTATCGGATACCTGAAAATCTCTTACGCTACCTTTTTCTCAAACATTTATAAAGACTTGATCCTTCACAATAGTAATGAACACCAAGCAGAAAGAAGAAACAACAACACGACTTTCCCCCATCGAACGTGAAGCCAAATTTTCGGAAAGTAGGAAGGCTGCTGTCGAAAAAGCACTTCAAGGTGAAAAGGTCCGATACAAGTCTAACTGTGACCCGATTAAGTTCAAGGAATTTCTGGAACATCGCCTCACAATTTGGGATGAATTGAAGGATAAGACGTTTCATAGCAAACGTATGTATGAAAAGACGGTCAAGATTTTAGATAATTTTGAATAATTTTCGTGTGGTAGGCTCAACTTTGCCTTCTGAGAGATGATGTTCCTGTCAACATAAGGTTTCATTTCACTATAAATTTAGTTTCCGAACGCTACACCACCCATACCATTCTTGATACGAAGGATGTTATAGTTGACAGCGTATACACGGTGATGATGGTTACCATTCTGGGGAGCGCTGAACGTCAACTTCGCGTTGTCGATACGCGAGAAATTGAGGCTACCGGTGGGCTGCATCTTAGACATTGTGAGGCAGAACGGCCAGGAGAAGGTCGCTAGATCGTCGAGAATGTTATCAGGGAGGTCGGTGGTGTGCATCTCGGAGACGACGTCGTGGTGATACACGTCGGAGGTGTCCTCAAAGAGGGCCACACCGTTAATGTATAGGGAAGAGGTCCCAAACTTGAAACCATCAGTGGCGTGGTTCCATACGGCGCCGTTCGCGTTACCCGATACGACGTGGAGAGACTTCACGGGGTGGTTAAAGTAGGTGATGTCAACATCCTTGTCAGTCCTGGAGAAACGTTGGTTCTGGACCTGAGTGATGAGCATCTCGTGTTCCTTGTCGGTGAAGTATTTACGCTCATCAGTATCAAGGTAAATATAGTTACCAAACACCTTGGGGGTTGTGGAAGGGGTGAACCCGTCACGGCACTTGATACGAATCTCTACGTCATGGTATTGAAGAGCCAGTAGGGGGAGAGCCTTGGACCAGTCTTCACCGAAGAAGAAAGGAAGCATGTAGTAGTTACCACCGTGGTTCTCCTTCTTGTGGTTGAGGCTCACACAGAACGAAGCCTTGGCGGCCGAGTCCCTCATGAGAGGGTTGTGAACACCCTGGATGAAAAGGGCGTCCATGGTGGATACCATCTGACCACCGATCCACAGAGAAAATTCAGTGAGATCCGTAGCAGATCTCTTGAAGAAACCATTGTCGTTATTTTGTGTAGAAGCGATGTTATCAGCCTCTATCCAGACATAGCTCAGAAGATCACCCTTCGAGCGAACGGGGATGATAACCTCATTACCAGAACCAAAGGAGCCGATGTAGTCCATGCGCTCAGGCTTCATGGCGAAGTTGGTGTAACGTTTATAGTTTTGACGGAAAAAGCTTACTTCAGGCTGACCAGTGATGTAGACGTCCTGGGCACCTACAGACACAAGTTCTATTAAAGCGGCAGACATTTATTAATAAATGATATTAAAATTTTGGCCGGTTATATATACATGGTAGTATTCCAGGCTTTGACATGGGAGGCTAGAGATTCTGGAGATGAACACTTGATCAGCATCTTTGGTAAGACAGAGGAAGGTAAATCTGTATGTGTCACGACCGAGTTCAAGCCATACTTTTTCGTAAAATTGCCACGTGGAACCGAACAAGGTGACGTTGAACTTCTGTATGATAAATTGGAAACGATGAAGAAGGGTTGCCTGACTGGTTACTCTTTGACAAAACAAAAAGATGTTTGGGGATTTCAAAATAATGAAGAATTTTTCTTCATGCAGTTAACATTTAAGAACTTAGAATCCAGACGTAAAGTGAACTCAGTTTTCATGTATAATGATGCGTTTAGAAAATATCACGTATACGAGTCGAACATAGACCCTGTCCTGAGACTCATGCATAGGACTGGCATCCAATCCACGGGTTGGTTAGACACTGGCACGAGGTGTGTTCGATCTCACTTGGCAAACGTCAATCTTGACATCTGGTGCAATGACTGGACTGAACTGAAACCAGTGAACCGCGATGACATCGCTCCTTTCGTGGTGGCTTCATTTGATATTGAATGCAACAGTTCAACAGGTAAATTTCCAGACCCAAACGTCCCCGGTGATGCATGTTTCCAAATTGCGGTGTCGTTGTGTAAATTTGGAAGTGAAGAACCATACGAGAAAACGTGTCTGTGTTACAAGGATACGACAGGTGAAGACGTGGTTAGTTTTAAAACTGAACGAGAACTCCTACTCGCTTTCAAAGATTTCGTGCGAGAAAAAGATATTGATATCATGACTGGTTGGAATATCTTCGGTTTCGATCTTGAATACATCTACCGACGGGCTGCCATGAACGGATGTGGACTTGAATTCTACCAGTTGGGAAGACTAAAAAACACCGAGTCCCACATGGTTCAAAAGAAGCTGAGCTCAAGCGCTCTTGGGGATAATTTCCTCAAACTACTTCCGATGCCTGGACGTTTCATATTCGATTTGTTTCACGAAGTCAAGAAAGGTTACAAATTGGATTCATACAGTCTGAACAACGTGTCGAAACTGTATCTCGGTGATCAGAAAATTGATATGCCACCAAAAGAAATGTTCGCTCGCTTTGTTGAAGAAGACCCGGTAAAGTTGGGTGAAGTGGCTGATTACTGTATCAAAGATACACTCTTACCTCACAGACTCATGAAGAAGATGTGCATTCTACTGAACTTGGTTGAGATGGCTAAAGCTACGTGGGTTCCAATGTCCTTTTTGGTTGAGAGAGGTCAGCAAATCAAGGTATTCAGTCAACTTTCTAAAAAGGCTCGAGAACTGGGATATATGGTGCCTACCATTAAGTATGGATCTATACCCGAAGAGCCCTATGAGGGTGCTACTGTCTTGGAAGCTCAAAAGGGTGCGTATTATACACCCATCACAGCTCTAGACTTTGAAGCACTATACCCGTCGATCATGACAGCTCATAATCTGTGTTACTCCACATACGTCATGGATGAGAGGAGGTATGGGAACATTGAGGGAATCACATATGAGACGTTCAAGATTGGAGACAAGACATACAAATTTGCGCAAGATGTCCCAAGTTTGCTGCCCGCTATTCTAACAGAACTGAAACAATTCCGTAAGAAGGCGAAGAAGGATATGGCAGCTGCAACTGGATATATGAAGGAAGTCTACAATGGAAAGCAGTTGGCCTATAAGATTTCTATGAACTCTGTGTATGGTTTCACAGGGGCGGGGAAAGGTATCCTCCCATGCGTTCCGATTGCGTCTACAACAACATGTAGAGGTCGCACTATGATTGAAGAGACTAAAAATTATGTGGAGACAAACTTCCCTGGAGCCAAAGTGAGATATGGAGACACTGATTCTGTCATGGTAGAGTTTGAT